CGAACCCCTCACCCCTGCCGTGCAAAGGCAGTGCTCTACCAAATGAGCTAATTCCCCGACCACAGATATTATAAAACCCACTCAACTCAAAGTCAAGTGGGTTAGAGCAACCTTCCGTGGTTATTTATCTTTCGTTTTTTAATTCTCTCTTAATTTCATCTTTTAATCTTTTTCTATCTGCGGTTTCTGCGGATCTTTGTCTTTGAGCATCTGCAGAAGCCTTGGATTTCTCCTTGAACTTCTGCATTTGATCTTTTGATCTTTGACTCAATTCTTGTCTGCGTTGCTCAATATCTTCATTAAACTGCTGAAAGGTTTTCATCAGCGACCCATTTGCTGTCTCATAAACTTTTCAAAAGCAGGTGAATTGATTCCAGTGTGTGGGTCATTCATTGCCTTTTCTTTTTTACTAGTTTTCTTTGCTTGCTCTCTCTCATACTTCTCTGGATTTTCACGAGCATACTGAGACTCAATAATCTCAGATCTCCACTCCTCACTCATATTTGCCATAATCACAAGTGCTTCCTTATTTGTAGCAGCATAACCTTCTGCAACTAGGTATTCGAGAATGGCATCAAAGATATCGAGTTCTTCACCCATCCTCTTACGCTCAGAATGTGCCATCTGAGACATTTTATATTTTGCATACTCCTCACCTTTTTTAGCAGAAAGTGGTTTGATTCCTTTTCTTCTATCAGCGGCATCACCCTTTCTCATCTCCATGGCATGAGGAGAGGCACCTTTTACTGCTTCATCAACAGATTCTTCACCTAAATGATCAGCAGCTTTATATCCCTTATGTCCTGCCTTAAACTTTTGATATGCTGGAGTATTTCCTCTCTTATCAGCAGCAGTTACAACCATTCTATCGTCTTTAGGTGCTTCTGGTTTCTTTGACTCACCGCCGTAAACCGCTTCATCGACAGGAGCACATATTTTGGTATATGCTTCCATTAAACCTTGGAGATCTCTGCTATCCATTTTTACAAATACTTTCTAGTTATTTATAAAACTATTCTCCCATGACCTCCCCAAGTTCAGTATCAATACTCTGAATAACTGAGCGGACTTCTACAACACGCTCTGGAACATGTTCATAACTATATCCACGCTGAGCATCAAATAAAACTTGACGAACCGCAGCAGCAGTCCTCACATCCATTTTAATCGTTACTTTCTTTTCTTTGGTCACAGATCTCCCTCCTTACGATTTTCAGAACGATATACATCAAAAGCACCCTCAGGATAACGAGCACTCAGTTTTTCATAGTTCATTTGTAGAACTTCATCAAAAGAAGTGTCAAGTGCCATACATGCCTGAGCAAGATACCAACAGATATCACCAAGTTCGCGCTTCAGGTGAAATGCATTTTCTTCATTATAAGTTTTACCTTGTAGGAAGATTTTTTTTACAACTTCAGTAAACTCACCTGCCTCTGCAGACAAACCAAGAGCCGCAGTTAAAAGGCGAGGAACATCAGCATCAGCAGATGTATCAAGTTCAGTTAATCGTGAAAGGAGGGCTGCAAGATGTGTGCTTGCTGGACTTGTCGTTTGGCGAACGAATTCAATATACTTATCAGTGTCAATTTGTTTTGTCATACTTTTACGGGATCTGCTTGTCTATCTGGAAGTTTAATTTGTGGAAGTGGTTGTGGTTCACGAACTTCCCAGGAACCACCAACACCACCGTCCATATTCACGACGATCTCGCTGGTTGGTAATGCTTTGGGCATCTGAACATCCACCACCTGACCCATCAGAAACTGATTGCGAGTATAGGTGCGATTCTGTGGATCCATAGCAACCATCGCTAGGGCATCAAGTTCATCGCCACAATCTAATAGTTTTCTTCCAGTTTTTTTGTCAAGAACTGAGAAATACTCTTCAGAGTTATACTTCAAAACTTAAACCCCTCAAATGATTTTTTAGGTTTCTTTTCTTCGTAATCATACTCCTCTTCTCTTCCATTGTCAACTATATCACTTTGAGCAGACTGTTCGCAATCATAAAGTCTCATCTTTGCACGATCAATACCAATCACAAAACGCTTATGAATCGTTGGGTCATTATATCGGTTCTTGAGTTGCTTCACTAAAATCTGTCCCAGACCCTCAAGGTCTTCTGTGCTAATAAGGGCAAACATAAGATCAGCAGTAGCAGGAAGACCAAAGGACTCACTAGTATCAGTAAGTTCAACATCAGAAGAACCATAACCTGAGCGAGTGGTCTGAGTAGCGGAGACAATTGGGACATTAAACTCGACGGCGAGCCCCCTAAGTTCTTCAGCAATTGCTTTGACGAAAGTATAAGAATTGATGTTGCTGTTTCCGCGATACCTACTGGAAGCACAAATATTAAGGTAATCAATAAAAATAATATCAGGTCTAAATGACTTCTTAAGTGCAAGTTCATTAAGAAGTGACTTAAAGTGACCACTATGTGCTGATGCTGTTGGATATTCTTTAATTATAAGAGTTCCTTGTGTCTTCTTTGCAAGATTGGTAACCTTATTTTCAAACATTTGCTTAGGAAGTTCTGAGATGTCTTGTATGGGGACATTAAGAAGGTTTGCATCAATTCGTTCAGCAATTCGTTCCTCCGCCATTTCAAGAGTGATATACAAAACGTTCCTGCCTTGCAGTAAGACGGAACTAGCCACATGACACATGAATAGCGATTTCCCAACGCCTGTCCCAGCGAGAGCGATATTGAGAGTCTTATTAGGGAGACCACCTTTTGTGATTTTGTTGAAATATTCCAGATCAAATTCGATCTTTTCTTCTTTCCTATGATAAGACTCATAGCGTTCCTCATAATCTAAAAGGTAATCATGTCCAATGTGAGTATCGAAAGAAACAGCAAGAGCATCAGATAGAATGCTAGGAATACTATCACGATTCTTTTTTTCGTCCTTTCCATCAGCAATATGAATTGACTCCATCAGTGCGAGATAGATTGCACGATCACGACACCACTTTTCAGTTGTATCTACCAACCAGTTAAACTCAGTCGGTTCATCATCCAGATAACTAATCAACTGAGTGACTTCTTTAAATGATGTATCATTAATATCCTGGCGTTTCTCTACTTCAATACAGAGAACTTCTTTTGTTGCTGGTTTATTATATTCTTGAATGAACTTTAAAATTTCTTCAAATACAACTTTTTGATTTGCATCCTCAAAGTATTCTCCTTTGATAAAAGGAATGACTTTGCGAACATACTCCTCGTGATGAAGTAAATTGCGGAGAATTAGAAACTCAACTTTGTCCATGAGGCATATCAAATACGAATGTTATTCTTGTTTCATCACCGATGTTGACGGTGCCGTGTGGTAGTTTATTATTGAACCACAAGAGTGTTCCTGGTTCAACAATCACAGTATCAGTCCCACAGAAATACTGATATCTTCCAACGATAGACAGATGATATCTATCTCTTGTTAAGTAGTAGGTTCCTTCATCAATGTGAGCTCCAACAATTTCATCAATCGGAAGAGAAAGAAATCCACAACGATGTATCTCTCTATTCCCAAAATGCTTGCGTATAATCTTTCGGATTTCACTATGATGTTCGTATGCTGGAGTCTTAAGATTGATTTCAGAGTCTCCAACAAAGTCTTCTTTATCTTTAACTCCACCCATTATAAGTTGAAGAGCACTTACGGGCAAGTCTGCAAATCCTCTATCAACTAAAGACTCTGCATTTTTAATATTCTTTTGATGGTCCCAGTCTTGTGGATATTTTTTAAGTTGCTGAATAACTTTAGATACATTAATTCCTGTTTTAAGAGTCTTAATCATGTCCCATAACTGAATTCTTGACGAGCAATTTCATCAAGTTTTTCCATCACTTCTTCAGTAAAATAGTCTTCAGGATTAGCAAGAATCTGTTTAGCATAGATTTTCTTGCCATCCATCTCATAGCGTCCTGCTACATTCTTCCAGAGTCCACCAAGTTCACCAAGTTCCAAAAGACCGTAGTAACGATCAAGACCGCGCTCATCATAATACAAACGGATTTCAACATCTTTATTTTCCTTACTCAAACGCGATTTGTGAGTCTTAGCCTTGATAATATTTCCGACCACTTCCGTTCCATCCTTTTCTTTCTTTTTGCTGAGATAAATGATTGTAGATGCTGCGTATTTGAGTCCAGAACCTCCTCCCATTTCT